CTCATGTCTAGATCTGAGTTGAACGTGATAGTATGTTTTTGAACTTTTTCCTTATCTGGATCATCTTTTCCATTTTTATCAACTTGTTTTGCAGCACCAACTGCATCCATAAAGAATCCACCACCAACTTCAATATGGCAGTCACCAGTAACTTTCAAACGATAGTCACCTTCAACGTTACGAACATAGTCACCATCAATATTTCCACAATCATCACCTATGACATCCATAGTGCGATTACCTGCATAAGTCGTATGATCTGCAACTAAGTTACCTGTATCATCATTTGAACCACCTCTATTACTCTTCTTATATGCTTCTAACTTCTCATTTATTTCTTCTGATGTAAGATCAGGATCATCCTCTTTTAGTTTTTTGAGGAACATATACTCTGCGTATGTATTGTTATTGATATTAACAGATGAGTGAACTGTACCACTAGGTTCTTTATAAACGTGTGCCTGACGACCTGGAGTTCCTATATGTTGATCATATCCACCAGTTACAAATGTTTTTGCTACCTGTAAATATGGATCTGCTTTTGTAAATATCTGATCTAAAACACCTGTACCTGCACTTTCTCCTGCACAAGCACCTCTCTTACCTCTAATCTTATTAATATTTGCGAGCTCTTCATCAGTACAACTTGTAACACCAAATAGAGGATAGAATCCATTTTTTGCTTTACCACCATTAGGTTTTCTATCACAACCATCACCAGAACCAAATTTTGTGAATAATGCAACAAGTCCTGTTAGTCCTGCAAGTCCATTCTTCATCAAGTCGGATCCTGGTTCAAATATTGAATCTCCTTTTTCCCAGTTTGCTATGATTTCGTTTGCACCTTGTACTGTGCTAGTTGTTGCTTTGACTGTAGCAATAACCTTCTTAATATCAGCAAGTACGTTTTCTACATTACATACTATACTATCAATGATTGTCTGTACACCTTGAGTAAGCATTTCTAACTTACTGATAGCACCACTTAGCATACCATTGATTAAACCCTCAATAGTTGCTATGGGAGAGTTAATAAAACCTGCTATTTGACTATCGATAAGACACATTGAAGAGAGTAATGATGTAATCGCCTCTTGGATCTTATTTTTTGCTTGAAAAGGCACAGATCCGAAGAGAGAACCTAATAACGAACCTAATAAACCACCCAGTTGACTAGAAAGGTTTGCAGTGGATGATCTAATACCTGATACAATCTGTGTGAAGATAGCTCCCATAAAGTTTTTCAACTTTCTAGTCAACTTCTCCATAGTTACTACTTTACCAGAAATTATGTCAATATAGCTACCAGAATCACCAGTAGCAACTAAAGTAGAGGAAGTATCTGCGATATCTTCCATCAGATAACTTAATTTTGCCTCTACAGATTTCCATGGTCCTCCTACACCATTTGCAGTAGGAATAGGATTTTCTGGGTTTCTACCCTTCATAGGATTACCAGAACTACCTGATAATATTGTTCCTACGTTATTTGGTGATCCAGGTCCTGCAGGTTCTGTATTTACTTTACTTCCAGATAATCTTACCTGAGTTCCACCAGTTGTATTTTCATAATTGTTTATATCATTACTATTAGGATCAGCAGTTCTCCTCATTGCAGGGTTTATGACGGGTGCATCCATATCTTCACCCGTAAAAGCAAATACATGCTTTTTACCGCTATCAGGACTTTTCTTTACACGCAAAACACCGATAACCATTGGCATTTGAGCATCTTCACCATCTAGGAAAAACCCCATGACAATAGCACCAGGTTGCAGTTGACCAGAACTTTCACCTTGACCAGGATTTCCTGGTTGACATGTGTGTTGTAATACTGTTGCCCATGGCAACATTTCCGTTGGAAGATCAGCAGTCGTTCCACGTCTTATATTAGTATAATATCCAAGCACACGAACTTTACACCGACCTAGTTCCATAGGATCTTCGGTGTCTTCTACTTCACCAACCCACCAATAAAATCCGTCCTTTCCGACGAAATTGGTTCTAGGTTCGTTTAGGATGCCTTCAACTGTTTGCATTTATCTGCATACTTTTGATTATTTAGTAAAAAACCCTGAGGGTCAAAATTTTGGCGGGATTTTTTTACCCCAATTTTGTAAACTAAAAGTCGTTTTTGGTTCTGACAAACTTGTATATATTGTTGCTACCCCAGACCATTCGACCACCTTTATAGGCTTGGTCAAAACTATGTAGTTTATCACCGAATAAGTGCATCTGTGATTTGATTGTGACTCCGTTATGCACACAGTCTCCTATGATATTACCATGCCATGCAAGGTTATCATACTTGAAAAGCATACCACACTCTTCCGATTTATTCCACTCTAAATCGTAGTTTTCTATTAATACTTCTTTCTCAGATATATCAACTTTCTTATGATATCTTTTCCTGTAAGGTCGTTGAGAACCATCAGTCCTGTAGTAATTTTTAGACTGAAATCCCCCTTCTATCTCCTTCCACTCCATTAAAATGGTTGCATAGGTAGTAGGAGCTGATTGTGCTTGGTTTTGATTTGTCCAGAGTCCTAGTAAATAGTCCTCAATCGTCATACACTAAACATTCTGGTTCGTCTGGGTGCATTTCACAGAATAGTTCTAATGCATTAGGATCATGGTGATCTCCTGCTTCGATCTCATCGTGATGATGCTCTGCATAGACTTCAAGTTCATGTAACTCGACTTTAGCATGTCTGCGTGCTGCAGGTGATGCAAGTGGATTGTCTAGGATTTCGTGATCTTTTTGGATGTGTTCTTCTATTGTTTTCATTGTTGTACCTCGTGATACAGAACTATTTATCAAAGTACGGTGTCTTTCATGAGGAGCATTTCCGTAGACATGGTATCTGGAGTGCCTTTATGTGCCAATGTTACGATCATGTAACGTCCACTAAACCTTTTATCAGTCTCGATTTTGTCTCCAGACTTCTCTGTTGTTGGTATAGTGACACTAACACCAGATCCTGCGTAGAGATCTAAATTTCCTGGAACTGATATCTGAAGTTGAGTGTTCTTCATTGATTCTATTCTTAGAAACTGATAAGATTGTAACTCTACGAGTTCCCCATATGTGTTTCCTGGCTTGGGTTGTTCTCCTGTGATAAACGTGCCTATGTTGTCCACTGTCTGTTGAACGACATTTTTCTTGACATCAAATACTTGATTTGGAATTATAGTATAACGCATTCTTTTAGGTGCTTCAATCAATGTCTTGTAATCCGCACCAACTCTAGATACAGGGTTGACTGCTTTCTTTCCTCCTAGATGTGACATTTGCTTCCATGTATTTGAAATGTTATAAGGATCTGAATATAATGGTAGATCAACACTAACACCTCCCATCTTAGATTGAGCAAGATCAACTGGATCAACACCCATACTAAATCCTGACCATGCACCGTGCCTCAACCCCATTAAAAAGTTTCTTTCTTCTGGGAATGTGATAGTATCAATCTTGAACTGATCATTAGATCCATCATCAAGTTTCTTTGGTGCGTAAAGATATTCATATAGTCTTGCTGTTCCTTTATTTTTATCAGTTTTCTTTTTTACAGTTTGTTCATTGATATCATCTATCATACCATCAATAGATTTAAAATTATATCCCAATGCATTTTCATAAAAAGTAAATCCATTTTGAAAACTACCACCAGATTTTTTCTTTCGGACTGATCTATTTGCAATCCAATAGATTGTATCAAGAGGTCTCCAGTTTGTTGCTATGAACTGGTGTTTATTTAAACTTTCCTCTGCAAATATTTTCTTGGAACTTCCCAAAAATGAACTTTGTTTGATTAGTTTTTTTACAATCGAAGATGCTTCAGTCTCTTTAAATATTTTGTCAGACATACCAAATACATTACTACATTCATTTTTTACAAACTCATCAGAACAGCAGTTGATTGCAAATGTATCTGTAGTTTGATTGATTCTCTGTCTGCTATGAACGTTATATGATCTCAAATTATATGTCCTGTTTATTACAGATCCATTGACCACAAACCTTATGAGCTCTGATCCAGTAAAGATGTTAGATATACCTGCAGAATCTTCAAACATGAATGTTGCTTCTACAGTTCCTTGTTCTATACTTTCATATATTTCCCATGCTCTTAGAAATTCTACTAGATTAGACTCCCCATTACCTGACTTTAGTGTTCTACCACCTCTAATCACAGTAATACTTGTAGAGATATCACCTGCATTTACTCTTGGTGTGCTCATTTAAGTAAACCTCTCATAGAATTATTATTACTATTCAATACTGTTGATGTAGTCTTCAAGACTCCATTCTGATTGTAAGTTCCTAAACCAGGCAATCCTTTTAATACTGGTTCAGAACTACCTCCTCCTCCACCACCACTAGTCATTGCTTCTGCCTGTGCAATAGCATTTTGATTCTGCTCATTGACTGCAGCAACCTGACCTGCAGTTGCTTCTAGTTGTTGCATCATAGCATCTCTTGATTTGTTTGCTTGATTATTTCTACCCTGAGTCACTTTACTTATGACTGATTGTCCTGCACCTTTCACTTTGTTTATCATTTTACCAAAAACATTTAGTTTTGTTTGATCCTTGAATATTTGGAACAACTGACCCATTCCACCTTTTA